CGGTTTTGGACTGCATTTCTTTGAGAACACGCGAGCGTGCATTGCCAAGCCACTTCAACTGGCGCAGGCTTGCCTGGGTCAATTCTGTAATCGATACCTCGGTGGCTTCTGCCATCATTGATTGATATGCGGCCCACTCTTCATCGGTCATGCCAGACTCTTCCTGAGTCTGGTACATGGGCACCATGCTGTTGACTGCCTCGGATTGCTTGATCTGCTCTTCGCTGGCCAGCATGCGGTCCATCACTTGACGGACTTCGCCGGTCAGGATTGGCAAATCTTCGCCGTTTTCTTGGCGATAGATTTCGTTGAGTTCTTCGCGGATTGATTTGTAGACACGACGCAACCAGGCACTGAATCGCTCAAATATTGATTGCATCTGCACGCTTGGCGCTTTGCCTTCAAACAAATAGATCTCGTAGTTGTAGGCCCATGATTCGTGGTACTTGCGTTGCTCATCGAGCGACAGCGCGTTCCAGGTGGCCAGGTCTTTGACGCCGAACCAGTCAAGCACGGTTTGCATGTCTTCCTTTGCCTGGTCTGTTGCATCGGGGCGCGAGGCCATGTCAGCGTAAACCGTCAGGAAGAAATGCGCAGTCTCATGCAGGAAGGTGGACATGTCCGCCTTCTCGTTGAGAATTGTTGTCAATCGTTTTGGATCAAAGCCGCCACGCTCTGGTTGGCGCAGTAATTGAGCCTGTGCCGCAGGCGGGAAAAACTTAGCCACTGCCTGGGCATCAGCCTCGTCAAATGTCAGGGTTCCATTGCGCAACTCAGCCGATGGTGCCGCCGCCTTGATTTCAGCCTCCTGGGCCTCGAATTTGCGGATCTCTGAGGTGAGCATTGCATAGCGTCGTTTCGTCGCCGCAGGGGTCGCTGTAGCGCCCGCCATGGGCATCGAGTGCATGCCATGCTGTTCGACAGGAACTTTGGTGTGGGTTGGCCCAAGAAGCACGGCCACGCCTTGGTCAAGGCCAGCGCCTGGAATGTAGACCCCATCAAACCCGGCGTCCAGGATTGCGGACTCGACCGCGTTAAACCACATGCCACGGTCATCACGGCCCATAGCCGATGCTTGGGCACGAAGGCCTAGCGGGTCAGCCGATGCGTCGTATAGGTTGTCCAGGTAGACGGCATGCACATTGCCGCCAACTCCGGCTTCTGGACGGATGCCATTGCCGGTGTCTACATAAAAGTGGACGCGTTGAGATAGGCGAGGGTCGGCGCTGGCCAAGCGGCCAGCCTCCGCGCCCTTTAGCCCTGTTCCGTAGGAGGTTCCGGCAAGATCTGTGCGAGGTTGCTTTGAATAGTGGATACCAAGGACTGAAGTTGCTCCATCCCTGGCTGTGCCATATCGTTGGGCAACATCGAGATCGCTTGTTCGTAAGCGTTGAACGCCGCCACCTCCGGCTCCTGATTGGGCAAAGACTGCGGGTTTTCCATAATCTTCCTTTCGTTTCTTGTTGCGCTTTACAGCGCGGTTTTGCTCTGCGACAGCATCGTCGTAGGTCTTGGACTTTTTGCCGTCCGAGATCTTGTGCCAGCCGTAGTACGACTGGTCCAGGGCCATAAATACGACATTTGGCTCGCCGTTATTGAACGGGCTAAATGCCTCTTTGTTCCAGCCTTCGGGCGCCTGGGTGTCATCCCAGGGTAAACGCGAAGACGCAACGAATCCGTGGGCCGCGTAGAACTCCGGCAGGATCGTCTCGAATGCATCAAGTTTGGTGCCACCAGCGGCCACGGCCAACTCCATGACAGAGCGGCCAGCACCCCCCTGGGAAAACACCGATACGATGTCCCCATCTGGTTTGACTGCCACGCCAGACAGGCCGTCTTCAGCAAGAAACAGGCGCATGCCTTTGTAGTCCTCGACCGAATAGACATAGACTGCGGCGCCCATGTCTCCACTGGCTTGTTTGCTTGCAGTGATGGCATCAGAGAATCGTTGTGCATTCTGTTCTTTGCCTTGCTCCAACTCGTAGAACTTGGGCACGGTAATACCGTTGTTGCGGTACACACGGGCCAGGCCTGCGCCTGCTTTCCATTCCTGCGAGAAGGTGACAAGGAGTTTTTTTAGAACCCGAACTTTTCCGCCATCTCCACTGCTTTTTGCCGTGTAAGACCAGGATTGTTTTTGATCGCCGCTTCGATTGGATCTTGCAATTCTGGTTGCGACGGCGCCTGCGAAGAGCCGTTTTTCTCTTTGAGTAAAGCCTCCAGTTTCGGCCTGCTCCCCTCCAGCGACCTGCGCTTGCTCATCTTGTAGTCGTGCTCGTCTTGCGCGTTCATCTTTAGACTCCTTCTTTAATGCGTTGTTGATCTTTCGATCGGAAATGCCAAGGCTACGCGCAACACCTGCGGCGGCGTTGGCGTAATCTGGGGCATCTTCATCACTATACCCGTCTGTTGACTCTTGGTCAACATTATTGTCTTTTGCTGATTCATACAGCCGTTTTTCTGCGTACCAGAGCACGGCCTGCAAATCGGCCATGGTTAGGTCGGCATAGGCCGGATCGGTCTGCAACTCAGCCAGGATCTGGGCAAACACTGAGCGGATGTAGGTGCGTTCGTGAGGGCCAGCCGGGGCTTCCTTTTGGCCATCGTTGTACTTGGCCAGGCTGTTGCCTGCCTTGCGGATCTCTTCGCCTACCTTGGACTCATTCATCTGCTCGCGCAGTTTGGGGTCCATGGAAGCCTTTTGAATGGCGTCAGCGAGGCGATTGATCTCGGTGTTGGCAATGTCTACGCCAATGACATCGGACAGTTGCTTGGCCTGCTCTGGCGTTGCACTACGGATGGCGGCGTCTAAACGGTTTGTGGCCACCTCGACATGCTTTGGCTGGCTCTTGATCAGCGTGCCGGTCCAGCGGCCCCAGGTACGGACCAGCCAGCGGTCCATGGTCAGCGAGGTGAAGTCGCCGTACAGGTTTGAGAAAAAGCCGTTGCCGATCTTGGGGCCAATGATGGCCGCGCCCTTGACTACTGTGTCGGCATGCTCGCCACCAGGCTTGAGGTCTTTGCTGATCGCGCTGATCTCGCCCACGGTGAAATTGGTCTGCATGAACTGGCGCAGGTTCTTGATGCCCCACGCCTGGACCAATTCATTGAACAGGGCCAGCGAATCATTGATCGCGCCCTGGGCCTGGCCACCCTTGATGTTGGTGGGCATGACCTTGTTTTCTTTGTAGTAACTGTATGCCTTCTCGGCCAGTTCAAAGTTCTTGTCGACCTTCAGGCCGTTGGATGTGACAGCCAGCGCCCAGGTGAATGCGAAGCGTGCGTCTTCGTTGGTCGCAATCTCTGGGTGGACTAGCGCCATAACGGCCAGCGCCTGGCGTGTCTTTTCGTCGTACCAACCAATTGCGTTGGGGTTTTGCTCAAGGGCAAACAGTGCATCCTTGACGCCCACGCGCACCAGGTAGTCAGTGGTCTGTGGTGATGGCACAGCGACATCGACACCAGCGGCGCCAGCGGCATCTTGCACAGCCTTCTGGATAGCCAACTTAAGGTCGCGGCCTTTGTTCCACACCTGGCTCTTGGCCACCTCAAGTGCAGACTTCAGTTCTGCCTGGTCGTCGACAGTTTCAGGGATGTCTGCTTGCGCATCAATTGCGGCAACATCATCGCCTTCTGCATCTTCTTCGCTGTTAATTGCATCAGACTCAGTCAGTGTTTCGGTTTGTTGGATTTGCTCTTGGCCACCCTGGCGTAGGATGTCGGCATTTTCGCGTGACCAGGTGCCATCATTAAATGGCGACTTGACTGCGGCAGGATCAAACACAACGATTTCGCGTGCATCGGGCGCGATCTCAAGGATCACACCGTCGTAGCCCTGGGCTTGCAATTCAGCAGTGAATGCGTCAGCGGCTTCGCGGCCACCAGCACGAATGCGAGCCTTGTCTTCCATGGTTGCCATGTAAGGGTTTTCCAGGCGTGCATACAGCGGCATGACATTCTCGCCAGCCAAGCCAGTGCGGCGCTTTTGCGTGGCATAAATGTCGGCCATGTCTGCGCTGTCGGTAAGGTAGACGCCAGTGCCAAGCCAGCCACTGTCTTTGCGGTTTGGATGGTCATTGAGTGATGCGGCTTGCGTGACAACGAAGTCGCGCACAAGTTGTGCATTGATGCGTGCGGCGTTGTCAGTGTATTGTTTGGTTGCTTTAAGTTGCTGGAACATCGTGCTCTCAACCTGGCGAGCAGATTTCACAAACTCCTTGTTTGTCATCTCAACTTTGGCGTTGGACTCCATCTGAGTCTTCATAATCTCAGCCTGGTTGTCGATGAACTCTCGTGCCTCGCGGCGCGTCATCATCTCGCCTTCAATGCGTAAGTCGTCGATTAGCGCAGTGCTGAACTCAGTTGGCGCAATGTTGGTTTGGTACTCAGTCACTGGGATGGCAATGTCACCACCAGTTGCAATGGCTGTGTCAAGTTGATCTCGGACAGAAGGCGATACCTCGGCAACGCGTTCTGCTAGGCCAGATTGCTTGAGAGTGTTTCCGCTGATGTAGACAGTAGTGACATCAGACTCTTGTGATACCTGGTCAATCCATTCACCAAATGTTTCAGCACTGCGTGCGCGTACTTTGCTGGCGCGTGAAAATTCTTGCACCTTTTCAAATGCCTTTGCACTGCGCTCGGCAGACTCAGCCTGCAACATGGTGCCTCGATAGTTGCCAGGCACTTCGACCAATGCGGTCGGAATCTCAGCAAACGCCTCGAGCAATATTTCGCCAGGCTTGAACTCGCCGGTCAATGCCTGCGCACTTGCTTCACCAGCGGCACCACCTACGGCTTGTACTGCGCCTTCGCCAACAACACGAGTACCGACACTGGTTACTGTTGGGCGTGCGCCCTTGAGTAGTTTACCAGCCATGCCAGCCGTCAATGCGTCAAATAACGCAATAGGAACTCCGCGTTTAAGCGCCTTGTCTTTTGCCTCGGCCATGATTTTTTCATCAGTCAAGACTTTGTAGACCTCATTGGGGTCCGTCATATTGGCGCCGCGAGATGACATCACCTCATCAAGGGTAGATGCATATTCTGTAAAAAAACTGGTTGTGCCTGCGGCAGTAGCCACAGCAAGTGGCCCAAGCGGGACGCTTGCCGCTGTAATAGCCAAGCCAGGAGCGCCAACACCAATCGATTGGAAAATAACTTCTTTGACTGCCTTAGGGTTTGCAACAATTGCGCTGAATGCTTCTCCAAATGTTTTGGCGTCACCGATGTCAGCCAAACCTCGCTGAATGTCTTGAGGTATAGGAAACCTTTCAACATTTCGTTGGTAATTTGCAAGGCTTACAGATTGCTGTACTTTTGGGTCAAACGAAATTCCATTGGCTTCAGCCGCCGCTTGTTGACGATTGCGAAGACCTTTCATCATTGCTGTGTTTTCCAACATCAACGCAATGTTTTTCTTTGCTTGTGCATAACCATATTGAAGAGGCTCTGTGATCTCTTCTAAAAATGAACGCTCGATCGGTTTGATCGTGCCGTACTCACGCTCGATGCCAGCCATGTTGGATGTATCGTCGTGCGAAATCTTTGCATTGTTTGGATCGCTCATCCATCTCCCTAGCAGTGGAGATTTTTGTAGCGTGCTATCAAAGTAATCAAGTTGCACATTGCGGTTTACTTGCGCGTAGTTGCGCTGAACAATGTCAACTGGAACTCCTGATTTGTTTGAAAGATTTTTTGCGCGTGCCGCTTCATCAGGATTTGTGTCAAGCGACTGATACAAACTAGAACGAAGCCGTACTTGTTTTTCATCCTCAAGTCGAACTGCCGCATTCTCCAAGGCTGGCTCCGATGAAGAACCAAACCTTTTCTTTGCGGCGGAAACAAATTCGTCTTCTGGTAGTTGCATCATGTTGTATTGTCCTGTTACTTCTGTTGAATACCGTATGTGTCGTACAGCAAATCTTCAACATCCTTCTTAGTCGGGTTTTTGTTTCTGGTGTTATTGATGATCACTTCTCTTGCTCTTGCACGCTGTGCATCTGTGAACTCTGGTTTGAATTTGCCTTCTTCACCACGAGCACGAGCCTCAAAGCGATACATGTTTGGATCTGGCCTAAACCAAGATCCAGTCAATACTTCACCTTGAATCACTAAACCATCAATGATTTTTTGACGCTGGTTCTGGTCTAATTTGCCACCGTTTTGTACTTGAGCGGCAAACAACGCCTGGTTGGCTTGTGATGTAAACATGCCAGCCTTCTCATCTTTCAAGCCTAATTGTTTAATCGTTGCGCTAATTTGTTGTTGCGTAGTTACAGCCTCTGGGGCTTCATTCTTTGTGCCAATTGTGCGTTGCAAGTTGATGAAGTGATTGCGATCCCCAGGAGATAATTTGTCAAAGTATCTGCGCAAGTCGAACTTAGTTGGATCTTTAAAGTCAGGATTTCTGATGGCTTCCTGTGTCAATTGATAGTAAACATTTGAGTCAGTCTTAACCTCAACACCTTTAGTGCGTGCCTCAAGATCAGCCTTGGCTGTGCGTTGTAGGCTTGCCAAGTCAGCGCCATCCATGCCAGCCAAAACAGTTGCTGGAACTTTTTTAAAGTCACCAGTCTCTGAGTAAACGCGCCAGGCTTTGTCTTTTGCTTCGCCTTGAGCACGCTGAATGATTGTGTTTTTTTCTGTATCGAATATTTTGAGACGCTGAACAACAGCATCTTCTTCTTTGCCAGACAAGGTGGTGCGTGCTTTTTCTAAAGCCGCCGCAATGTTGTTGCCACTGTCGGCCCAAATCTTGTCTGCAATGCCCTGCTCTTTTGCGTCTGATGTGCCAATCTCCAAAGCCTTTTTTGCTCTTTGGTAAGTCTCTGGCGTCATTTCATTACCGTAGCGTTGCAAGTAGTCGCGTGCTGTGTCCAGGTTTTGGCCATCGATCGCGGCTTGCACTGCTTGGCCATGAATTGAATTGGTTGCCTTCAATAGCAATTGTTCGCGCTGTGCGCTGTTAGCCTCATAGCCAAGTTTGTCTGCCAGAAGGTTTGCTTCTTTTTTGGCGGCGCCGTAGTACACAGCAAAGTCGCCTTGTGGGTTGCGGAATCCAGCAGAGTAACGAACTGCATCATTGACCAGTGTGTCAACTTTAGCGCCAGTCTCTTTGATGTCGTAGTCGCGTTGTTCAACAAGCGAGTGCTTGATGATTGAACTGTTGGCACTGCGCATGCGAACACTTGCAGAATTGCGTAGCAAGAGTTTTTGAACATCGTTCTCTGCTTTGCCAATTGAATCGGTAAGAGCGGCTTCTAAATCGTTGCGCGTTTTCATTGCCGCGCCAACTGCATCTTTTCCTTTGAGCGTCAAATACCTGGTTTCAATTTCATCTGCCTGTGCCGCAAACCCGTTGTAAAGTTCTTTGCTTTTGGCATCATCAAGTTCGCCTTGCAAGCGGTCAGCAATCTTCATCACAGTGGTGCCAAATGACTGCACTGCCTGGCCGGTCTTTTGCAATTGCTCGCCAGTGAAGTCGCGCATTGGCTCAACGGACGGAGCCTGGAATGCAGGCAGATTACCTGCGCTTGGGTCTTGGGTCGGTAAATCGTAGACGGGTACTGTTGCCATGATTTGTCCTTATTTTTCTATGCCAAGTCTTGCGGCCATAGCGGCAAGTTTGCGATCCTGATACCAGGCATTGGCTACAGATCCAGCACTGCCAAGAATGCTTGTGCCAGCCGCCATGAATGGGCTGATGCTTGCGGCAGAGCCTGCTAAGTTGTATGCAGAGACATCCTGCATTGCTGAAGCAGTAAGGTAGTTTTGGCGCTGTAGTCTTGCGCCCTCTGAACTGCGAACAGTCTCAGCGTTGACCGTCAGCATGTCGATCTCTTTCATGAGGTCGGTTGTTGCGATTGTCTCAACAGCACTGCCAACGCCAAGATCAATGCCTCGAGCGGCCATCGATGCACGCTGTGAACTCTTGATCTTGCCTGCACGAAGGCTTATCTGGCCTTGCTTTTGCTGGCCAACACGCAGGATCTGCTGGGCTGTGAACTCGGCCTGCACTGCGTTAAGTTGTGAGATGTCAGACTGAAAGCGCAGGGACGATGCCTGGGATTCCAGTTGTGCCTTTTGATTTTGTGCGGCGTAGTAGGAGCCGATTGCTCCAGTAACGGCGCCGCCAATGGACATGATCGAGCCAAACTGGCTCATCGCCGAAGTGCCGGTTCCTGTCAGTAAGGTGGCCATGTGTCAAATCTCCTGTTTAACCTGGGCTGGGTGGACTGTGTTGACCTTACCTCCACAGCCACAGGTTTTTGCATGGTTGAACATTACCGAGGTGTCTGGATCTTACGGGTACCTTTACCCACCGATTGCAACCTCGAGCGTCATTCCAACAATCGTCAGTGGCAATGGATCGCTCTGACGGATGAACACCTGGCCACTATCTAGCCAGGATGGGGTGAGCATGATCTGGATCTCTTCGGTCTTGAGCGCAGGCGGTGTGCCGTATGGCTCAGTCGTCCGTTGCTTGGCCTCGATCAAATTGTTTTCATCAGGACCAATGAAGATACCTGAAGACTGATAGACGCGGAGCCATGCTTTGTTGACATTCTTGTACCGGCCTTGGCCCATACCGTTGTCAATGCCCATCGCCAATGGCAGGCTTTCAAGGTCCGAGTCATATTTAAGGCCAATGTGAATAATGCTTGCGGCCCGGTCAATTGTGATTACGCCGCTTGTCACCACCTCTTGTGGTTGCACCGCACCATCAGCCAAGATTGAAACAGTCTTGCCCTCGAGCCAGGTCAGGCCGCTGATTGTATTGCGTGCAAACGAATACAGGGCCGTGGCGGTGTTTCTGAGGGCGGCTGGTAGTGTGACATCAACTCGAGCCGTTGCGACCGTTGTGGAGGTCGTAGAGCGAATTGTGAGGCGGTATTTATTGCCTGATGAATCAGTCAGCACAATGGCGTCATTGACATCGCCTGTGCCTGGGTAGGTAAAGATGGCTGTCGACGCCGTGATTGTCAGCACATCAGCCGGACCCCAAGTAGTGCCACCGCTTACCGTCACAGTTGTGGCGGAGGTGTTTGTGCCGTCATATGTTGCGCCTGAGTCAACAAAGAATGCATCCTCAATTGAATCGAAGTGACGGCTGGCCATGCGCTCGACATAGCGTTTGGTCACGCCACCAATGGTCCTGCGGATCACAGCATAAAGCCGGTCCTCGTTACCTTCAGCCACTACAGTCACAGACTCGAAGACGCCGTCGGTGTCATGCTTATGCCAGGCTCCGACCTGCTGTTCTGGTGTGTAGGTCAAGCCCAGCAACATGCCGGATGTCGACACAAACCAGATCATTTGCAGTGGCGCTTTGGCAAAGGCCATGTCTGAGATCTCGTAGTTGTCAAACAGGTGAGCAGAACGGATTGACATGTCGTTGGTGATAAAGCCGCTGGCCTGCCAGTTGTAGCCCAGTTCGCGCACATGGCCACCGCGTGCAGAGCAGTAGACCAGGGCATTGTTGATGATCACTGGTTGAACATTCGATGCACCTATGTACGACTGTGGTCGAACGGAAATTGTGGTTGGTGTAATCTCGTCACTGTTAAGCGATGATACGCGCCACTCAGCAGATCCAGTCAGCAACAGCAACTGGGTCAGCGGCACAATGTGCCTGATGGTGTTGGCTTCACGAGCGGCCACGCGGAACTCAATGCGGTCATCGTCGCGGATTGGTAAGCCGTAACTGAGGTTGGACTCAGTGCCCGACTTGGTCATCCAGATTTTTTGCGGCTCGTTTGTGGTTCCAGCAAAACAGCGACGCTGTTCAAAGTACGACACGGCGCCTGGGTAGTTGCCTGAACTGACAAATTCATTGTCGTAATTGGGCGGAGTAATTGACAGATCCGGCGCGATGTTGTTGTCAACGATGCTCGTGCCAGTCGTGCTTCCAATGTAGCCATACAGACCTCCCAGCAGTTTGTAGACCCGATAGCGTGACGCTCCAGCCACAGCACTCCAAGCAATTGTGTTGGTTGAGCCGGTTACAAAAATGTTGTTAGTCACTGAGGCCACAGAAGATGACACAGACTCGCCAATGTCATCCGATGCAATAGCCGTAACCACATAACTCATTGTCTCGTATGTATCAGCGTTGGTCGATGACGATGCTGGGATATAGCGCGTTGCAGACACGCCAGTGGGCGCGGCAATTGGTGCCCCAAAATTAATGGAGGTCAGGGTCCAGTTTGTAGCGCCAAGGCGTTTTAATTCACGCGGGGCATAGTTTGGGTGAACCAGCGTCATCACATCGGCAGACTGCACATAATGGATGTCAAACAGGTCAGCCTCTGCATATGGGTTGGCAATCTCGTATGGCACGCCACCAGACATAAGTGTGCCGCCCTGCGTGTGAAAACGGATATAGCCAGGGCTTAACTCGATCACCATGGTTTGAGTTGTCGAATATGTGAATGGGATCAAGCGCGTTTTCTTGGTGCTGTCTTTGACCTCACGCACAAACGCAAAGCCTGGTCGGTTCTCTGCTGGTCCTTGTGGCGTAGCAACAAAGTTCTTCATCGTGGCCGCGCCGGTTTGATATTTCACATCATCGATGCGACCAAACATCTCTGGCGACATCTCGCCGCCAGCAAACGAGCGTTGCAGTGTGCGTACATTCGGCATGCTTATCTCCCAGCAATCCAGGACACAATGTGCTCTGGTGCAATTTTGCGTGAGTTGGAGTCAGCCTCCATGGCTTTGCCCAGGTACAGATTCATCATAGTGATGCATCGCTTGCCCTCTGCCGCGCCCTGGTCACCTTTGATTACTGGACCAGCCAGCATCGATGCCAGGTGCCACGATAGAGTTACTGTGAACAGTGGTGAAAACTTGGTAGCGTCTGTGATCTTTGCGTGGTATCTAAGCACGGCCTGCTGTTGATTGGTCAGAATAATTTCTGATCCATCAGCGGCCACCTCGACTGCAAACTTTTGCGGCACATACTGGCCAGCGGCCACAGACGGCGAATAGTTGGTATAAAAGTCCGGGTAAGTTTCCGGCGTGAATGTGGTGCTGTAGTCATCTCGGGCCTCGGGCGGCAACACAGAGATGATGTCATGCGCATCAGCAGGCATGGCATAAGCGTACTGCCACATCGGCCAGGTGTTCTCAACCTCCGCACCGTATGCGCGTTTGGTCGCAAATGACCAACTGTGCATCTCGAGCAAAGTGTCTCGTGCGATTGGATAAAAGCGTTGGCAGTGTTCTGCCTGCGCTGATCCTTCAGGCGGATCAATACTTGCGATGGTGGCGTTGTCGCCGAGGTGCGCCAGCGCAAGGTTACAAATGTCGACAACTGATGCCATCATGGCCTCCTAATGTAAAAAGGGGACCGTGGTTTCCCAACGGCCCCCCGTGACTTACGGCTTCCAATCAGGAAGGATTACACGGAGCCTTCAACCGACTCGCGCTTCGCCTTAGGCGTCCACTTCTTTGCAGATGTGTCGGCCTTCGTTTCGTTGCCTTCGTCGTCCACTGGAACCAAAGCGGCTCCAGCAGGACCATCATAGTCAACAATTTCGCCCTCATTACGAAGACCATTGTTGATGAAGCAGGGCGCGATTACTCGGTATTTAGGCATGTGCAATTCTCCTTATCAGACTACGGTAAAGCCAGAAGCGTAGAACTTCTTGCCGTCTTGAACATCCATCACGATGTCAGCAGTTACCTTACCAGCGGTATTGGTACCAGAGACAGTGTAACGAGCGCCAAGATAGCGTTTGCCGAGGGATGCAATTTGCGGGTTCAAACGCACGGCAACATTAGTGCCTAGCGGAAGACTTGCCGTAACGATTGCACCAGAAGCACCGATAACAACCACATTGCTCGAAAGCGCGGCGTTGTCAGCGATGATCACTTCGAAGTTGGTAGAAGTACCACCAGCGAAGGCTTCGGTCATTGCAAAGTTCATGTAAAGGTCACCACCTTCACCCATGTCGCGAGCGACAGACAAGTCGACAGTATCAGTCGACACGGCAGTCGTAGTCACGGCTTGGTCAGTGGAGACGCGGAGCAGTTTATCGGTAATCATGGTTTTGTTCCTTTCAGTGTTTAATGGACCAATTAAGAAATGGCCGCTTCGGTATTGAGCAATGCGTCAACACGACGGAGCGGAACGCCGAGGAACGACAGCCAAGAGTAAGGCATACCGAACTGGCTCAAGCCTTCGTTGATCTTCAAGACATATTGACTCTTGTCCAATGCCGCAATCGACAAGCCAGAGTGAACAGTGCGGTTCATGTAGAACGCGGCACGGCCCATAGCCATGTTAGGAATGCGGTACAGAGCACGAGCCATCAGTTTGATGATCGCGGTTGCGGCAGTAGAAGCCTGGGTACCAGTCTGAGCAATCAAGTCGGACACATCGATGTTTGCGATGCGCACAACATAACGCCAGTCTTTAACGACCAAGCCATTCTTCCACTGGTAACGAGTTGCCAATGCTTGCATGCGAGTGCCGTCACTGTTGTAAACGGTTTGCTCGCCGAGGTCTTCGTGAATCAGACCGGCTTTGGAACCCTTAGGGAATGGGCAATACACAGTGTTGTCGCCCCACACAACGAGGTAAATCGAAGTGTTGTCAGAGCCAGATCCACCAGCCTTCAGAATGTTCTGACCGTTGGCGGCAGTGCTGTCGCTGTAGCGAGCGGCAAGGCCCAAGAACTGCTTGGGATCAACACCAGGGTTGCCGTAGAACAGCGTGGTTGCCTGGGTTTGGTTCATCGCTTCCAAGAAAGCGGTGTCTTCAGACAGGCGGAACTGAGCGGTGTTGCCGTTCAGCATAGCCAAGTCTTTGTCCACTTCAGAGCGGGCTTCCAAGATTCCGCAAGCCTCGTCCACTTGTGCAGTGGTTGATTTGCTTGAAGGAATACCTTGGTTCAGCGCACGCCAGTAGACAGTGGGCAGACCAGTACGAATCACAACGCGTTCGCCGGTAGGCAAGTTGCCTTCCTTAAACACGCAGTCTTCGAGGATCTCGTTGCTCTGCGAAAGCAGTTCTGCAACGACGGGAACTCGACCGTCCGGGTCGACGCGTTTCGCCCAATCGGCGAGGGTGAGAGAGTTGTTCGACAAAGTAGCCATTTTGGACTCCTATTAAGTTTGCTGATTTGAATAAAGCGCGGATGCTAGATCGTTGAAACCTTTGGGGCCAGACTTCTGACCACCTCTAGTGCCACCGACAAAGCGGTCCTCACTGATTGCTTTGCCTGCCCTGTACATCAATCGGATCATCTCCGGGTGATTGCCCAGGCCAGACTCGTTTAACAACTTGCGCAGTTCTGGCGTACCAAATGAGTCGAGAGCCTTCTTTGCCACGACCAGGTTATCGTTGAGTTTGTCACCCCCGAATTCCTTGTCGGTGCGAGCGTTCTCAGCCCACTCGTTGCGCACATTTTCCAGTGCCTGCATCTGACGCTCCAAGATCTTTGGTGCGACTTTGTCCAGCACTTTCTGCGCGGCTTCTTGTGGCAGATCCAATTCCTTGGCGATTTCCGAGAATGATTTCATCACCTCAGGGTCGAACTCTCGGCCTTCTTGTGCTTTGAATTCATACGCTTCCGGGGCACCTTGTTTGGTGTCACCGGCCTTGTCGCCTTCGGCATTGCCAGTGTCCTGACCATCCTGGCCAGCCTGCTGGTTCTGCGTACTATCAGCCTGTTGTTGCGCCGCCTGTTGCTCACCCCCCGTCGGTTGTGTGCTCGAGGCGTCTTGCGATGCGGGCGTGCCTTCAGTGGTCGTTGCGGCTTGATCCGTCATCAGCGATTCTGTCATTGGATTGCTCCTTTACCATTTGTGGATATAACTCAGGGCACAGAGAGTGAATCATCGCGAGCATGCGATTGCCGAAGTTCCTGTTACCTTCTGCGAATGCCATCTGCATCGAGTTGGTATTGAACGACAGCCGGAACACGCCGGATTGGTCCATAAGACGCCACACTACACGGCGCCCCCTCTTACTACCCATGAGCCACTTGATATCGGCCTCCTCGTTTTCGCGGGCTAGTTTCTCGCGTACATCCTTCTCGGATTTAGCACGCTCTTGCCCACGCAAATCGATCGGGTCAAATTCTTTGCTCATGGCGTCAATCTATCTATGGCACATGTGGATACGGGTACCGTCATGCGGCAACTTCATTCACAGTGAGGATGATTGAAGGCGTGCCTGGACGAACAGGACTTGTTTGGGTTGGTATCGCTTGAATGGAAACCAGTGAACTCGTGGCCGACCAATAAAGTTGGAGGTAATCGCCAGCATTTAACTGTTGAAAGAAGTTCCAGGCCGCTACCACATGCCCATTTATCCCGCCATGTTGTGCAATAACAGCCAAAAATGTGTTGCTTTCTGGGATGTCAACACCGTTTTTTCTAAGCCAAATGCTGACATCTTCTTCTTGGTTGTGCGAACTTTCAAATTGCGCACTGAATTGAATGTTGAAAATGCCTGCGCGATCAACAGTAATTTGAGATCCTGACACAATTGACACACCTCTAGATATGTCTGTCGTGTTGAATGTCATTACTTTTTCCGTGTTGGCTGTATTGGTTTGGTCTGTCGTATCGTAAAATGGTATTTTTGGCGTGCCATTATTTTTTGTCCTTGTCTTTACCGTACAACTTCTCAGCGGCAGACTCTTTAAAGTCTTTCCTGGTAGGCGCACCTTCTTCGCCAGGCTTGCGCATGCGCTCACCTGATCCCTGCTCGATGCGTTTTCTTTTTGCGTGGATATTGGCCCACAAGCCCGGTCCTGGCATGGCCTACCCCTTTTTCTTTTCTTTGGCTGGGTACATCTTTTCAGCCATTTGAGAAAAGTCACGGCCCACAGACTGAGGCACATCCACCTTCTTGGCAAACTCCTTGTTGTGGGCTACAGCCTGCATGAAGCGGGCTTGCTTTTCAGACTTTGCGGGCATGCTTACTCAGTGCCGCCGTAAAGCATGGTCGATGCTTCGGCATTGCGCTGTTGCTGGTTGCCTTGGATCTCCATGTCGGTGATCTGCAACTCGATGCCCATGTCTTCGCCTTCGCCTTGTGTCTCGTATGCACGAGTCATCTTGACATAGGCCTTGGCCATGATGGTCATCTCAGTGCCAACTTTCGGCAACGCAGTGATGCCAAGTTTCTCGAGTTCGTCTTTGCCCAGGCTGATGCACAGGCCGTATGGGTAACGCGGCTCATCGGACTCGTATTCTCCCGGCATCTCTTCCCGCTCGGGTGCTTTTTGCATGTTGATCATTGGCATGTTTATTCCTTTCAGGGTGTGTTGTATCCAGAGAACATATCGATGACATTCGTCAGGGCGCTAGGCTCTGTCGTCTGTGCTTGTGAAAGATCTTTTGCGATCAGCGCCTGCTGGTGAATAGCCGCTTGCTGTTCCTTGGCCGCGAGTGCAATGTTGCGATTCTCACGGATCATGGCCACTTGCTCGCCACCTACCAGCATGTTTGGATCGACGCCCAGCATGTCGGCATAGGCATCAACCCACGCGTCGCCGTTGAACTTGTCGAGCACATCAGGCTTCATGTTGGCCACGACGCCCAGGTTGCCGACGAAGCGGTCAACGCTGTTGGTGCCGATAGCACGCTGTGCCTGGGCCAGCATCGAGACGAACTCAACTGACAACTCCATGCCCTGCAACTCTGGAGGTGGTGGCAATAGCACGCCAGCCTCGACCATGCGGGTGAATGTCATGTCGATCAATGGTGAAAGCAGTTCGTTGTGCAGGCGCTCAAGCACAGGGCCAAGCATGAGCAGTTTCTCTTCGTGACGCTCGGCCACTTCGGTTGCTGTCATGCGTGTGTCTGTTGCGTTGGCCAACATCAAGAATAGGTCAGCATAGAACGCGCCACGGATACGCTCGCGGCAATCCATGATGTCATTGAGCAGGTACTGTAAATTCAGGTTGACTTCGAATGCAGACTTGATGCCGCCGCTTGGTGAGTTTGCGTCAACAAATGACACGCCACCAGGCAGTGTTTCGACATCCCGGTTCTTCATCGAGGTCGGCACCTGGAGCGGTGGTTTGACCTGGTAATCGATTGCCTGGGCTTTGCGCAGTTGCTCGTGTTGCAATTGCTTGATGTCGCCCAATGCTTCCATGCCAGGGCTGTTGCCGTAGATGTCGCCGCCAGTTGTGCCCCATCTAGGAGCCAGTGCCGGGAACATCTTGAATCCAGACTCGCGCAGGAACTTGTTGTTGTCGCCGCCCACCTCAAAGTGATACGACGCAAATGGCATGTTCATGTTGTCGCGCTTGCGAGTGTCTCGATCAGATCGAGGCTCGATCGCGTGAATGATTGGCACCCACTGATCCAGTGAGCCACGGTCAAACATGTTGCGCACCGCAGTCGAACAGTTCTCGCGCCCGAACTCTTGCACCACCTCGGCCACCGTCTTTTCGTATTCACGATAGAGCGTGTTCACATTGCCCTGGTAATTCGTGGCAATGCAATACTCGCCAGTCGTCAACGGGTAGTGATGGATGATGTTTTGAAAGTCAGGCAGAACGATCGATACGCCAGTACCAAAGGCGCCCAGTTCCTCGTACATCGAGTGCAGTGCGCGGTAGGTATTGGATCGTTGAAATACCATCTGCATGCGGCGGGTCGTGTCATCGAGCCACACCTTTACAGGTTGGAATTTGTTTAGTTCTGGATCTGCTGTTGCCAGGCGGAACCATGGTCGAGCAGGCGATGTAGCACCAGCCATCATGCCAGCGCCAAGCACGCGCAGTGCGCGAGTGCCGGTGTTGTCATAGATGTTGTTGTGTCTGCGCCAGCCCTTGTCTCGGTCCTGGACGAAGTAGCGCCCATTGCGAGGTAGCGCCCCAGCGCGTGAACAGTTTGTCCCGTTCTGGGGCGTTTGGATACGACTGTGCGTCGCTGGGGAATTGACTCATGGTTTAACCGCCGAGAAGTGTGTTCTTGCCAAGTGCTAACTGTTGAGGGTCGATACCCTGCGGACCAGTCAACATCGTGCCGCTTGCACCACCACCGCTTGCCATCTGCGCATCAGCCATAACTGCTTGCGTGTCGGCGCGTTTTTGGTTGGCCTTGTTAATGTTTTGCTGTGAGGTTTCGGCTTGCTTTGTCGCCTGCTCAAGTTGTTGCTTTTGAACAGTCTCTTGCTGACGCATTGCTTCCTTCTGCCGATCCTTGGCTTGTTCGCCACTGTATACCGCATAAGTGGTTCCCACCACCGCCGCTACTGCCGCTGTTACACCCATGATGATCTCCTTTCAGATCTGAATACTGAAGATGGTGTCCTGCACACCGTAACCTAGACGAGGCATCATCTGTTCTAAAGCAGTGCCAGGCTTGGCATGCCACAGCATCAGTTGAACGCCTCGTTGCTTCGCTTCTTTTTCCGTCGCCCGAATCAATTGCAAACCAAGTCGGCCACACCTCTTGTCTTCAGTCACAAAGAGCAAGTCGTTGTTGCACACAATGAGGTCGGCGTAGTGCGGATGATTAGTCACGAAGTTCACCGAGTACCCCACGACTCTGCCGTCACAAAAAGCACCGAGGATCAACAACATTCCGTTGGCCTCCATGGTGCGGTACTTTTGCTCATCAGGCTTGAGTACCATCACCTGCTTGTTGAGAGCGACCTCTTCCCAGTGCTCAGAGAACAACGCGCCAGCATTGGCCAGCATCTCGTCGACATCAGAAAGTCGTATTTCGGTCATGGGTTCCCCACTATTGACGCCACAGTAGTGGCTTGATTATCGGATACGGGTACCTGGCGCATCGGGAACAATGAAGTCACTGCATCAATGATGATGTGAATGCGGTCGGTATCACCGTCGTTTCGTGCTGAATGCGTGACCTTGTGGTCAAACCACCAGGCCTCACCAGGCGCAAAGTGCTGGGTGTTTGGTCCAGCCGTCAGCGTCGCCTTGTCTGTGCCGGTCACTGCCACATGGAAGCGGGCGTAGTAATCGGCATAGGTTCCTTC